ATAAAAATAGGCGATTATATAATATTCATATTTACTAGATATGGGAGAGAAGAAGATAAAAATGTGCCAAAAAAAGACAAGTCTATTAAAAAAGTGCTTGAGGAGATAGAGAATAAGGCTATTGAATCTCGATATACGAATATGTATGATTGGCAGCGCAGGGAGCTTTCAAAAGAGGATTTGTTTGAGTATGCTGAGGAGATGAAGAAATGTCTTGATAAGATATTTGATTTGACGATTGATGAAAGATTAAAGTAATAACTTAAAATATAACAATATGAAAATTCAAGTAGAGTTAAATTTAGAAGATGTATTTGAGGAAGCTATGTACAACGAAGCGACGTTGAAAGAGGAGTTTACCAGCTCGGTCAGGTTAGCTGTAGTACGTGAACTTAAGAAAAGTTCAAGAATGAGTTGATGAGGGAAATATCCAATCCGATATCAGAGAAAATTGAGGATATAGCGAGGGAATCAATAAGTGATCTCATCGAGAACGCCAGCGAGAAGAAATATAGATTCAGGCTAGATTATATGGATGATGAGTTGACGGTGGATGAGTTTATAAGAGGTAGGATGAAGAAAGTTGTAGACGGAGGTATTGGGACAATGATAGAATCAAGAGCTAAATCTTTTGTTGATGAGTTAAGGAAGAGGTATGATATGGCGTTCGCTACCTTTATCGTGGATAATATGAGAAAACAAAATATGTTGAAGGAAGATAAGATAGCTGAGCTGTTAAAGGATAATCCAAATGGAAAGTAGGGAAGATGCCAAAGGAAGGCGGCGATCGGTGCTCATGACGCCGCCCGTGCCAGAGAAGGTTAGGGTGTTATCCCCAGCATGGTATAGGGCGGCGGTGGAGTTTCAAGGCAGGCCGGAGCGGGAGCGACTAGCTTTTTTGCTCGTGGTGCTGTTGCCATGGAGGGTGTAATTTGTGTGCGGATATAAGTAAATACAACATAAAAGGGCTTAAGATATATAATCACCTAAGCGTATTAACTATTAATAATGTTTATTTGATTTAATTCAAAAACAAAATGTCTACTTTTGTAGACACATAAAAATTACACATATGAAAAAGAGTAAATTTGTAAAGGAGTTAGAGAAGATCATCGATATGGTTAAGATCGAAGATGATGGTTTCGAGTATGGTGGTAAAGTCATCTTCTATAAAGAAGATGATGATAACTATGAAATCACGGTAAAGAACATTGAGATGGATCTTATGGTAGAAGCCAGTGCTATGGCTAGTATGGATGATAGGACTTTTGACTGCCTTATGAGTGAGGTTTATAAACAAAAGTTTACAAAGGATATAACGATGTCGGAGGATGAGGATGATGAAGACAATTGATAAGATGACCGATCAGGAGATATATAATCTTACTGACGAACAGGTAGAGAAATTGATCGTAACAAGATGTGCGGAGGAAGGTGTCAGGTTTATAGATGAGCCTCCAGTCATGAAGACGTATGGCTATAAATCTATTTCTCCATCTCATTTCTTCTACTATTTGGAGGGCTTGAATATAGCAGTTCTTGATCAGAATGATGCTATTAAGATAGCTAAGTTATTAAGTGAATTTGATCTATACAGGACTAGATATGATTTCACCATATCCAATGAGGAGCTATGCAGTAGATTGGATATAATCAATATCAGGCATGTTCCGATGTTTGACACGAAAGATAAGGAAGCTTATAAGTCTGTCAAGGATAAGAACAACGAGATCGAG